GAGTTTGGTAAGTCGATGGGGCGAAAGGCTGATGATGAATATACTGTTAGCCTGTGTAGAAATTGCCATTACCTGTTAGATACATATCAGCTTGGTAGTCGAGAAGAAACTAAGAAGCTATTTGAACAATGGTTAGTCAAGACTGAGCTGATGATGGGTATGGAAGATAGAGAGGTGTTTTGATGGAAGTTCTAAAAGTAAATGGATGGCTTAAAGACGACCGATTTTTTGAAGTTGAATTAACCCACAACACCTATCTGGATGATGACGATATTCGCGGAATCGCCAGTATTTTTAATTGCGCTGAGTATGCTAAAGACTTCCTTGGTTGTGCATTCACTACAAAATTTGTTCTAAAAACCAAGAGTGGTGTGTGGATTCACCCATGCGCATATTGGAATGATCAAGAAATATCGGTAGATGATGATTTTTTTAAAATAGAAGAATTGTGTTATCTGGAATTGTAAAATTTTAGGTTGGAGCAGGAAATGCAAAAAGCCGTATTTACAATCAAAGATCACTCGGACATTGGTAAAACGATTAACTATCTGCATAACAACTACACTCAAGCTAATTTTGAGAATAAGCCGCTTGTTGTTCGCATAGATCAGAAAGAAGAAACACTTTCACATGCACAGCGGCGTTTGTATTGGCTTTGGATGACTGAGTACGGCAGACAGCGTGGATTGGATAAAGAGGAAGCATCTGCATTCTTTAAATACAAGTACCTTTCGATTATTTATAACCGTGACAAGGTTGGCGAGTATCCAGAAACATTTAGAGTTATGCGAGAACTTAAAGAGTCGGGCAGTTCGGGTTATGAGCCACTCAGGCAGTTTGTATCAAATCGAATGAGCATCACGGAAGCCACAACAAAGCAGATGGCTGAATTCTTAACTGATATTGAAATGTGGTGCTTGAAAGATGGTGTGAAGCTGACTTGTCCAGATGATTTAAAGTGGGCTTATCAGGAATAACAATATGGCAGAAATAAACTTAACGCCTAAGCAGGAGAGTTTTTGCCAGTTATATATTGAGCTTGGCAATGCCTCTGAGGCATATCGACAGTCTTATGATGCTGATTCGATGAATGAAAATACAGTGCATCGTAACGCAAGCGCCATGCTTGACAACAACAAGATTGCAACAAGGCTTGATCAGATTCGCAAAGAGCACTCGAAGCGCCACAACATCACGGTTGATTCGCTATTGCTTGAACTGGAAGAAGCAAGACAGGCAGCTTTTGAGGGTGAGCGTCCACAAGTATCTGCTGCTGTATCCGCAACAATGGGTAAGGCTAAATTGCTTGGATTGGATAAGCAGGTTGTCGAGCACACAGGTCCCAACGGTGGCCCGATTCAACAGGAAATCAAAGAAGTACCAAGGTTCACGCCTGAAGAACTTGCAAAACTTACACCGCAAGAACTTTCACGTTTGGCAATTAATGGCAAATTATGACCTATGCACTTGATGAAATCGCACCTCTCATAAAAGAATGGACGATTAACACTAGATTGCCTGAAGTTGTTGCTGAGATGACTAGGCGTTATTACTACCGAATGTTGATTGAGCAAAATGAATTAAGCATTGAAGCTGAGATATACAAATGCAAAAACGATCCAGCGCATTGGTTTAATCATTGGGTGTGGACGTATGATCCGCGTGGCATGGCATTTGGTTTGCCTGCCAATATTCCCTTTGTATTACGACCGAAACAAGTTGAGCTTGTGGCGTGGCTAGTGGAACGTGAAAGCACACAAACACACGGTCTAATTGAAAAATCCCGTGATGAGGGGATGTCCTATGTTGTTCTCGGATTCTTTTTACATCGCTGGTTGTTTGTAGAGGGTTTTGCTGGTGGTGTGGGGAGTCGAAAAGAGGAACTGGTAGATAAAAAGGGAGATCCTAAAACGCTTTTCCATAAGTTCCGCGATATGTTTAGCAAAATGCCTAACTGGATGAAACCGAAAAGTTTTGTCGAAAAGGTCCACGATAACTATATGCGCATTATCAACCCTGATAACGGTGCAACTATCACGGGCGAGGCAGGTGACAACATTGGCCGTGGTGGTCGTACGACAATGTACTTTCTAGATGAATGGGCTTTCGTAGAGCGTCAGGAAGCTGTAGACGCTGCAATTTCGCAGAACACCAACGTGCACATCAAAGGATCTACCCCGAATGGTATCGGTGATCGATTTCATCAAGACCGATTCAGTGGACGTTATGCAGTATTTACCATGCCATGGCGTGCAAACCCTGACAAGAACTGGACTGTTAGCTATAACGGTGTTTCGATTCACCCTTGGTATGAGAAGCAGTTGGCCACATTAGATGATGTGGTTTTGGCGCAGGAAGTTGATATTAACTATGCGGCATCGGTTGAAGGTGTGCTGATTCCAAGTTCATGGGTACAGGCTGCGATCGATGCACATATCAAGCTTGGGATTGAGGCAACGGGCGATCGTATTGGTGGCTTAGATGTAGCGGATGAGGGCAAGGATAAGAACTCATTTGCTGGTCGTCACGGCATTGTCCTGGACTATCTAGATACATGGTCAGGCAAAGGTGATGACATCTTTGGTACCACGCAAAAAGCCATGGATATTTCGATTGAGCGATCGATAGACACTATGTTCTACGATGCTGATGGCTTAGGTGCTGGGGTGCGTGGTGATTCACGTGTGATCAATGATCAGCAACGTGAGAGAGGATTGCCTGAGGTAAATGTAGAGCCATTCCGAGGATCTGGCTCAGTGCATGATCCTGAAAGTGAAATGGTTGAGAGTCGTTTGAATAAAGACTTCTTTGCCAACCTCAAGGCTCAATCATGGTGGCATTTGCGTTTACGCTTCCAGGAGACATATAGGGCGATCAATGGTCGTGAATATGATCCCGATATGCTTATTTCGCTATCAAGTGCAGACATAGACAGTAAAGAGCTTGCGCTTCTGACTACCGAATTATCACAGCCAACCTATAAGAAAAATGGCACTGGCAAAATTCTAGTAGACAAACAACCTGATGGCACCGCTTCACCTAACCGGGCGGATGGCGTCATGATTTGTTTTAACCCTCAAATTTCAAGCCTCAACGTTTGGAATAAGCTTTAATTCGAGAAAATTATGGGACTCTTTAAATTTACTGCGGATAGTTTTCAAAACTTCGCGGCTCGGGTTGGCTTGGGTGCAGGAAGCCAACATGATCAGTCCAGTTATGGCTTTAACCTCACTAGTCGTAACCGTCTAAAGCTTGAAGCAATGTACCGTTCAAGTTGGGTGGTTGGCCAAGTGGTGGATGTAGTCGCCGAGGATATGACCAGAGAGGGAGTAACCCTGCAAGGCTTTGATGATCCGCAGCATGGTGAAGTAATTAATGATGCTTTAGATGCGTTGCAGATCTGGGACAAGCTCAGCGATACCATTAAGTGGGGGCGTCTCTACGGTGGCGCTCTCGCTGTCATGCTGATTGATGGCCAAAACGTTTCAACGCCGTTGAATGTTAAAACTATTGGTAAGGACCAGTTTAAAGGCTTGATGGTTTTAGACCGCTGGATGGTTCAGCCTACACTTGAAGATCTAGTCACTGAATATGGCCCAGACTATGGCAAGCCTAAATACTATGACGTATTCCAGGATGCAGCCGGCCTATGTGGTCAGCGCATCCATTACTCGCGCGTCATCCGTATCGATGGCGTAAACCTTCCTTACTGGCAGGCGATGACTGAAAACCTTTGGGGGCAGTCAGTGATTGAGCGTCTAGAGGATCGTTTAACTGTTTTTGATAGTGCCACCATGGGTGCGGGCCAGCTGGTCTATAAAGCACATTTACGTACATATAAGGTAGATGGTCTGCGTGACATTATCGCTACCGGTGGTCGTGCTTTTGAAGGTTTGGTAAAGCAAATCAACCATATTCGCTTATGGCAGTCTAATGAAGGTCTAACCTTGATGGATGCTAAAGACCAGTTTGAAACGCACTCTTACACATTCTCTGGCCTTGACACACTTTTGCTTCAGTTTGGTCAGCAGATCTCTGGTGCCACTCAGATTCCATTGGTGCGTTTATTTGGACAGTCGCCGGCAGGTTTAAATTCAACTGGTGAGTCTGACTTGTCCAACTACTACGACAATATCAATCAGCAGCAAGAACGTCGTCTACGCACGCCATTGCACAAGCTTTTAGAAATTGTGTCGCTGTCTACACTTGGAAAGCCTTTGCCCGATTCATTTAAGTTCGATTTCACCAGTCTGTGGCAGATGAGTGAAGAGCAGAAATCAAATGTGGCAGAGAAGACAACCAATGCCATTTTGAAGGCTGAAGAACAAGGTGTGATTAGTCGTCATACGGCACTTAAGGAATTACGTCAGGCCAGTAGCTCTACCGGTATCTTCTCAACGATTACGGATGACGATATCGAAGACGCTGATAATGACCCACCTCCACCAGACAGTGAGAATGATGATGAATCACTTCGATCCGAAACGGATGCGGCGAATGGAGATCGAGTACAGCCGTCAGCTGCGTAAGATTTCAGGCTATATCGATACGATCGTCAAAGGGTTTGATGTTCATGACCCTCGATCATGGCCTTTAATCCAAGCGTCATTGAATCAGTACGCGGATACTTTGCATCATTGGGCCAATAACACGGCTGGGCGGATCATAACTGACATCGCCTTGCGTGATGAAAAGACATGGCTGATCTACGCTAAGGATTTATCCTACGGCGTACGTGAGCAAATCAGAAATACTGATGTTGGTGCTACATATCAGCAGCTCTTATCTGATCAGGTAAGATTGATTAAGTCTCTGCCATTAGATGCAGCTCAACGTGTGCATGACCTATCGACCAGAATGCTGATTGAAGGTGGGCGGTCGAAAGAGCTTGCAGGATTGATTATGGCAAGCGGTCAAGTTTCCATGAGTCGTGCCAATACTATCGCAAGAACAGAGATTAGTCGGGCTGCATCGGTATTTGTTCAATCACGTGCTGAGAATCTTGGATCTGAAGGTTATACCTGGCGAACATCTGGTGATATTGATGTCAGACCAAGTCATAAAGAAATGAATGGCAAGTTTGTATATTGGAATAAGCCGCCGACATTAGACAGGATGACTGGACATGCTGGATGTTTGCCTAATTGTCGTTGCTACCCAGACCCTGTAATACCACTCGATTGAGTGGTTTTTTTATTACCTGAATTTAGGTGAACTATGTTTAAAAAGAAACCGAAAAAGCCGGCACCGTCTGCCACGAAAGATCGCTCCAACATCTACACAACAGGTCAGATCGGACGGACACGCGAGACCACACCAGAGGGCTATTTACTTTGTCGCGATGTCCCGGTAGCACGCATTGGCACCTTGATGTATGGCGACGGCGAAGTGCCTGTAACAGCTGATAGTACCGGGCTGATTTTGATTCAGCGTGGCGAAGAAGATCTGTTTGATCCACAGACCATGGCTAGCTTTGAGGGCAAAGCAGTCACCAATGACCATCCAGAAGACTGGGTCAACCCGAGCAACTGGAAGGAATTGGCGGTAGGTACTGCACACAGCGTACGACGTGGAGAAGGCGCAGAAGCAGATTTCCTGATAGCCGACTTACTAATCACTGATCAAGATGCGATTGATGCAGTGATGGGTGAAAAAGTAGAAATTTCTCTTGGCTACGATGCTGATTATGTCGAGATCAGCCCGGGCAAAGGGGTACAGCGCAACATTTTTGGTAATCACGTTGCATTAGTAGATAAAGGGCGTTGCGGTTCCCGCTGCTCAATAGGAGATAGTTTTATGTCTGGTAAGACAAATAAAAAACCTTGGTATCAAGCATTGCTTGGTGCCAAGCGTACGATTGATGAAGCTTTGGAGGAGGCTAAGGAAACTCAGGATTCTGAAGAAGAAACCGAGGATGAAGATGAAGATCAGGATGGCAAGACGTCCGATGCTGCTGTGAATCGTCAAATCCTTAAAATGCTCAAAACTATGGATTCTCGTCTTGGTGCTTTGGAAAAGAAAAAAACCACTGACTCTGATGATCCTGAGAAGACTGAAGATGATGACGATGAGTCTGAGACCAAAGATGATGGTGATCTGACTAAGCCAGAAGGTGCAGCAAAGTTATCTGATGAGGGTGTTCAAACCCATACCGGTGATTCACTTAAAGAAGTGATGGTGCGTGCTGAGATCCTGTCACCAGGCATCAAACTACCGCCGACGATTGATAGTGCGAACAACGGTAAAGCGGTTGTACTTGCTAAACGTCAGGCATTAAAAGCTGCAATGCAGACCACTGATGGTCAGCAGGCTGTAGCGCCGTTTATTGGTGCGAATGCCAATATTGATACGCTTCCTATTCAAACACTGGATGCAGCATTCATTGGCGCATCTGAGTTGATCAAACAGCAAAACAATTTGAAAGGCGTACGTTCAGGTATCACTACACGTGACTTTGGCCGTGCTGCTCCAACGATTGATCAGATTAATCAGCGTAACCGCGATTTTTGGAACAAAGGAAAATAAAACATGGCTGCTTATACATATCGTATGCCTTCTGGCATTCCGGGTGATGTGTCTCGTAAATCACACTCAACTATCGAATCACACAATATGCAGACACCAGTAGCTGCCTTTGGTGTATTTGCCAAAATGGATGCCACAGGTAACCTGGCTGCACTAGGCTCTTCTAACACAGCTGATAGTGTGTATGGATTGGTTGTACGTTCATATCCAACAACTTCCGCTACCAATGATCTAGGTGAAGCAGTACCACCAAAAGGCATTACTGATGTTCTGGTACGTGGTTATATGACTGTGAAGTGTAATGCGGGCACAGCTAAGAAAGGTGGCACTGTCTATGTGCGCATTGGTGCCGCTGCAACCGGTAAGCCAATTGGCGGCATTGAAGC